GCGGCTTGTTGAGCCTCCATGGCGGGTATATCAAGGCCAGGATTCGCCCCGATTCTGGCAACCATGATCTTGGTCGCCGCTTCAAGCTCGGTTTTCCAACGGTTGAATTGCTCCTCGGACTGCAACTTCTGCTGCGCCATTGCCGCCTCGTACTGCTGGCGTTGCGTTTCGGTCTGAGCTGCCGCTTGAATCTTCATCTGCTCGATCTGCGTTTCGGCCTGTATCTTCGCTTGCTGGATTTGCCCGTCAAACTGCGCCTTGGCTTGTGCGGCCTGTATATCCGCTTGCGCTCTGGCCTGATCTGCCTGTTGCTGCGCTTGCATCTTCATCATTTCTGGGTCGGGACGCGGTTGCTGCGGTTGCGCTTGCTTCTCTTTCAATTGATCCAGAGCCGCGTCCAAAGCACCTTCCATCGGTTTAGCCTGTTTGAATGCGCTAATACCAAACTTCATGACCTCAATCAACATGGGCGTGATTTCCGGCGAGGCTTGGGCTACCGGCAGGGCTTCGCGCAGGAACCCACCAAAAGCCTGGATGAACTCCATCCGATCCCGCTTGGTCTGCTGCTCGTCTAGTTGCACCAGCGAATCCGCAGCCACCTCGATGCGGAAGCTCCGCAGCGGGTTATCGCCCATCAATTGCAATGCTTCTGGGATCATCTGCTGGTCAACGGGCTGCATCTGCTGCGCTGCGGCGTACATCAGGATTGTCTGCGGCTGGAACTTCGTGCAAATGATTTGCGCCTTCAAGCGCAAAAGCTCCGTGGCGAACAGGGCTACGTCTTCCTGCATGGATCTGAGGCGAATAGAGGCGTATTGACCCTTGATCTGCTGCGCTGTCGCGGTTTCGCTTGCCATCGAACTGCCTCGGATAATGTCCGAAAGTCCCGTGATCTCGTAAATCTGATTTTTGATCTCGGTTCTGGCGCGGTAACACTGCATCAGAGCGTCTGCAAGGGTATCCAGAGGGAGCAAGTCAATGCTGCCCTTCAGCCCACCTTTCTCGCTAAAGCCCATCCACTTATCCACAGGGATCAGCGAATTGTTGTCTCCCTCAGTCAGTAGACGCTGCAACGCGGGTTGGCTTGCGTCATATACGCCCCTGACGCGGAGAGCCTTTACAAGCCCATCTATGCGGTCAGAGAGTATGTCTAGCTCGACCGCTTGGTCTTGATAAAGCACGAAATCCGGCACCGGCACCAAGGTGTCGCTGGTCATCGTGGCGTAAAGAGGCTTGGAGCAGGGGAAGAACTGGTCTAGCTCTAGCGGATCGTCCCGCTCGTCTATGATCTCCGGCATATTCTTCGAAAACCAGTAAACCTTGCCCGATTCCTTGTCCCACAACTCGCATATCTTGGCGCGGGTATGCTCTTTGGTCGATTGACCGTAGGTTTTAAGCGTATCAGGGCCAGCGTCAAACGGGATTTTATTGCCCATTTCATCGCCAAACCGCTCCACAAGGGCTTCGCGGGTCATGTATACCCAACGCCATACGCAAGTAACCTCCTCCCACGTTCTAGCTACGGAATGGCCGAAATCTTTCCAGTGGACGTAATCGACAGGGGCGCATTCGTACTCTATCTCTTCCTGGGGTTCGACTTCGCCAGCGGTCAGATCGGTCTCATCTTCCGGCTCGTCTACGTCTTCGGTGATCTGCGTACCGTCTTCCGGAACGTCCTGCGTCTTAACGTGCGGTTCGTAACGTACCCAAGCAGACCCACGCCCTCCAAGAAACCTGTCTTCAACGCAATGCTTCATGGTAGAGCGGAAGTCTGGATAATGCTCAACCTCAAAGTCCAGAGCGCGTTCAATGAGCTGCGAGGCCACTCGTCCTACGGGGTCGTTATCACCGAACCGGCGTGAAACATCGGCTTTCGGCAAACGAGCATAAACGGCAGGCGTCAGCGTCTGGACGTTAGACCAGAGGATATTGAATCTGGCGGTTTCGTTCGTCGATTGGCTGCGGTTATCGTCCCGATAACGCTTGATGATCTTCTGCGTGCGGGCTTCCCACTTCTTAAAATCGCCGTCATAGGTGGCGACCATGTTCAGCCACTTATCCACGCCTTTGGATGTTTCCATTATTTGTTCCGTTCTGATATGGCGCGAGCTTTGGCTTGCGCGTCTTCTTTGCTCGATGCGCCCCACTTCTTGAGTGCCAATGCTAGGCGGGTGGGTTTGCCGTCTTTCTCCATCGGCCCCGGCATATTGCCCATCCGAGCGAGAAAAGAGGCTCGGCGCGGGTTATCTCCCGACTTGACCGGAGGTTTAAGCGTCCCGCCCGTTTCGGCTTTGTAGGATGCGCGTCCCTTGGCGTTCAAACCGCCTTCAGGGTTCTTGCCTTCCTTGCGCGTCCATGCGGCGGTCATTTTTTCTTCTCAGGCTTTGCAGTTTTAGCCGATTCTTTGAAAGCCTCGGCAGTCGGCGCACCGGGAGAGCCGGGCTTACGCATACGCTCGCCAGAGCCAGCCTTGATGCGCTCTTGTTTAGCTAGGATATTGGCGTATAAACCGGCCTTGTTCATGCGCTGAATATCCCGACTGCGACAACAGTAGCACCCGCTCCGGTGGTGATCTTCCACGCGCCGGAGGCTGAAGCCGCGTTAATTTCGACCGAATACACGCCGGGGACGTTAGTCGCCGCACCCGTTAGCAGGACGATAGACGTAGACCCATCAATCAGGGTTACGCCGGAAGTAGCCACAGTTACAACGCTGATAATCAGCCTGTGGACGTAATCACCGACTGCGCCTGTACCGCCCAAGACTTGCGCGGTCTGCGAGGCTGCAACGGTTTCGTACTGGTAACGGAAGGGATTTGCGACTCCACTCATAGTCTGTGACTCCGGTTGGTTTTGTGGGTAGCCCACATATCATTCAATGTTGCCGTGTTCTCAGGGCCAACGATCAGCGGTTTTACCGTGTCGGGGGCTTTGACTCTCGGTTCTATGCGCCAAGCAACGGCCAGCATCCGCATGGCATCGGCGGGGTGGCTCGTCCAATCGTGTCTTGGGGTCTGCCGAAACGCTTTCTTGTCTTCGTCGTACTCGCGCTGGTACTGGCGCAAAGCCTCTACGCCATCAAAGCAGCGTTCAGCGTCAAACCACGTCTGCGGGAGCATCTGCCTGACGGCTTGGATACCGTCTTGCACGCCCAAATCGGGGACGATTGCCATGTTGTTGATACCCAAATGCTCTGCCATCTGCTCGATGACCGACTTGCCGCCGCTGGCAAGCGTCTTGGCACGGGCATCGTGTGGTAGGTAATGCTTGCCGTACTTGTATGGCTTGGACTTCACCAGCGTCCCAAGCTCGTCAATGTTCGCCCCACTCACCGCGTAATAGTCGATAACGTGTATTTCGTTGCGGATGACTTGATACCACCAAATTGCCGTATCGTCCCGGTATCCCAAGTCCCAAGCAGTATGCACGGGAACTTCTGGCTGGTAGTCAACCTGCGTGATTCGGCCTTCTTCCGTGGCTTCGCGGAGTTCTGACCCGTAGAACGCTCCCAGGATTGCCGCCTCGAACGAACATTCGTACTCCTGCTCGTACTGATCCTTGCTCAGTTGCGCTTTAGCTGCGGCAAGCTCACCGGCAGGAAGCAATCCCGACTTGCTGGCGGGTAGCTCTAACAAAAACCAATCGTCCTTGAGCTTGTTGGCGGTGGTGCGGATGTCCCAGAACTGGTTCTTGCCCTTCGGAGTCCCGCCAAAGACCGCCCATCCCTGCCGGTCAGAGAGCGCGGGGCGAATGACGTTGCCCCAGACGCTAGGTTTGAAGTCGCCGAACTCGTCCATGTAGATCCCGCTGAACCCCAAACCACGGATCGCATCAGCGTTGTCTGCGCCGAACAGCCTGATCTTTGAGCCGTTGATGAGCGTCACGGTTAGCTCTGCCTCGTTGCTATCGGCTGAGATCGGCTGCGAGTAGTGTTTGAGATAGTCCCAGACGACCGACTTGGCCTGGCTGCGGAACGGGGCGACAAAGCCGAACAGCGGCATCGGGTCTTGAGATGTGATGGCAGCGCGAATGATGTCGTTGATCGCGGCGACGGTCTTCCCTGCGCGACGGTGCGCGACGAGGCACGCCCATCTCTGCGTGCGGTTGTGGAATGACCTGAACGCTCGGCGGGGCGCATAAGGTATGGTTATTTCTCTGACTGCCATGTGATCTTGAGTTCTTGAGGGCCACCGTCAGCACCCGTTACCTCAGTCCTCGCCAGTTTGGGTACGTGGTACTCCAACAAGTCGGAAAAGCACTTAAACGCCGCCGCTGGCCCTTGGTCTGCCGCTATCTCATCTAACCAACCTTGCAACCTGTCGGCATTACCGTCAACGAAACGCGAAATGGCTTCCCTAGCGAGAACGGTTGTCTTGTTAGGCAATCCTTTAGGGCGTCCCGCTCCGGGCCGTTTCTCACCTTTTTTGAAATGGCCAGCGTTTGGCATTACTTGAGAAACCGCAACTTATAAAGAGTCGAGTCGATTAGCGCGGCTATCTCATCTACAAGATTCTGCAACTGGCTCTCTTGCGGCAGATGGACGCGGAAGTCCCGCACGAAATCGCTGATCTTAGTTAGGTACTTCACCGGGTCGGTCTCGGTGTGAAACGTGTTGGGGTAATCAGTAATGACCTTGTAGCACCCTTGATACGCTTCTGCCCACGCATCGGTCAGGTCAATGATCTGGTGATAGTAATCCTCAAGCGCAGAGTGAGCAGCGAACGAGTCCGTCTGCAAATGCATGAAATGAGCGTTGGTTCCAGAGTGGAACAATACGGAAACAAAGCTCGCAGCATCGGCGTTTGCAGCCATAATTACCCTCATTTCAGCAATATTTACAGATTATTCCTAAATTTTTCCCTCGTCAAGTACAAAATAAGCAAAATAATTCAACAGATGTTTTGTGGTTAAATTATCCACGGTATTTAATTTGGAATTACATACCGTGCAATTTTTGAGATTGTGTAACCATTGTTTTTACAACCGTGGCAACTCCGGCCACATCTCGGACGATGGCGCGGCATCCCTGCCAATTCGTAGCGAACTCAACCTGATCTGGCGTTTCCTTGCCCCTGGGCATTTTGACTTCAACCAGCCATGTGATACCTTTGATCGACACCAGCAGGTCAGGCACTCCCTTGCCTACTGCTGCCAAAGACGTAACCGAGCATCCCAAAGTCCTGAATGCTTCAACAAGCATTGTCTGGTTCCCGTCTATCTTTGCGGCTCGGCGCATAATTCCCTCGTCTTTTCCAGCAGTTCCGATTCCGTTCCATATCTGGCCTCAAACTCACGCCGCCAGGGATGCCGACTGACCGCTTCTGCCGTGTTTATCTGTCCCCGATGGTGAATCTGGCACAAACCAATCACAGAATCCTCGCCAATGCGCCTAGAACCGCTCAAGAGGTGATGAATCTCGGCTGGGCTATCTACCCCCTCATCTCGGCAGACAATGCAACCTAACGCCCGTATAGCGTCCTGAAAGCGTTTTTGAACTTTAGTCACACATACTCGCAGGTGCAGGTATCTTGATGCCGGCGTGATGCGATGCAGCATTGAGCCATTCTAGCCATTCGCTGAACCGTTTTTTCCCGTACCGGCTAGTGCGCCGCCCCAACATCA